CTTCTAACTTATACTTCGGTACAGGTGTATTATCTGACTTAAACCAAGTAAAAGTATTAGATATGGCTGACCTTGATGGTTCTCAAAACGTAAGAGTAATCGCACGTTTCACTGGGGGAATCCAATACGGATTTGGAGCTGAGATTGTTTATTACGCTTAATAAACTGTTTAATATAATACAAAGGGGATGGGTATCTTATCCCATCCCTTTTTTTGTTTAACTATAAAAATATAAAATTATGCCTTGTGATATAGCAACTGGAAGAACGGAAGCGTGTAAAGAAAGTGTTGGTGGTTTAAGAAACATCTACATTGGCAACTTCGTTTCTGGACTTTACGCTGATTTGACATCGAACTTAGATTCTGATGAGCAAATCACATCCTTAACAACTGACTTGGTTGTATATAAGTTTGAGCTAAGAGGAGACAACAATACTTTTGAGGAAACTAATGAAAACTCAAGAGATAATGGAACTTCTTTCTGGACTCAAACTGGTGCAATCGTACTTAAAAAACAAGATGCTGCTACTCAGAAAGCTCTTAAATTACTTTCTTACGGAAGACCACATATCTTAATAGAAGATTATAATGGTAAATTTAGACTTGCTGGAGCTCAGAATGGTGTTGAGGTATCTGTAAGTACTGCTACTGGCGGTGCTATGGGAGACCTTAATGGCTACAACATTTCTTTTGAAGGTAAAGAAAAAGAACCAGCTTATTTTGTTACTCCTTCTATCGTTGGAGCTGGACTTGATTTCGATGTGAATACAACTGTTATTAATCCATAATAACTAACCATCTTTAATAAGGAGGGGGGTCAATTTAATATGGCTCCCCTTTTTTTATTAAATAAAATGAAAACAACTGTTTGTTGTTATAATACTATGACAATAGCAGATATAAACAGTTTGCCTGTAATAAGAGTATATATGACTGGAAGGTCGTTTACAGCTCTTGCAGCTAAGATAAAGAATCAAGAGACCAAGAAGGTACATACTGTGGCTACAGGAAATATATCTGTAGGTTCTGGTAATGCTTACGCAGACCTTACTATAACTGATTCTAGCTTTCAGTCTGAGATAAACAGCAACAGCACATTGTCAGTTAACATTTATAATTCATCAGACTCTGCACCAGTTTACAGAGACATAGTTGTGTTTAGAACATCATTAGGTTCTACATCTGATTATGTACAAAGCAGTTCTGATTACGAATACATATTTGTAGAATAATAATATTATGGAGGATAAAAAAAACGTTAGAGTAGTAAATCTTGCAGCTTATCAAACTCCTGTTGTAAAAGAAGAATACAACAGAGATTGGGTATGCTATGGTCAAGATAACGACTACTTTCAGAACCTTATCGACAACTACTTAGGTTCTCCTACAAACTCTAGGTGTATTAATGGTATCATTGATATGGTTTACGGAAGAGGCTTAGAAGCCTTTGACCGCAATGAAAAGCCACAAGAGTACTTAGAGATGAAAAAGCTCTTTAACAAGAAGCAGATAAAAAGAATAGTACACGATTACAAGATGCTCGGTCAAGCTGCTATTCAGATAATATACAACAAAAGAAAGACGAGAATACTTAAAGTATCTCACTTTCCTATGGAGACATTAAGAGCTGAGAAAGCTAATAAAAAAGGTGGTATAGATGCTTACTATTATCATCCTAATTGGGCGAATGTACAGCCTTCTGACAAGCCTAAGAGAATACCTACTTATGGTAATGGCACTAGAGGTCAGCAGAACGAATTATACATCATTAAACCTTACAGAAGTGGCTTTTATTATTATGCCCCTGTAGACTACAATGGATGCTTACAATACTGTGATTTGGAGCAAGAGGTATCTAATTATCACATCAACAATATCAAGAATGGACTTCAGCCTTCTTTATTGATTAATTTCAATAATGGTGTTCCACCAGAAGAGACTCAACAATTAATTGAGAATAAGATATACGAAAAGTTTAGTGGGTCAAGTAATGCTGGTAAATTTATTATAGCATTCAATGAATCACAAGATACTAAGGCTGATTTAGAGCCTATACACTTGCCAGACGCACACGCTCAGTATCAATTCATGTCTGATGAGGCTAGAGAGAAGATAATGTTAGGACATGGAATTGTATCTCCTATATTATTAGGTATAAAAGACAATACAGGATTTGGTAACAATGCAGAGGAGCTTAGAACAGCCTCTATCCTTATGGACAATATAGTTATCAGACCTTTCCAAGAAGAAATCATTTCTTGCTTAACTGAAATATTAGAATTTAACGATATATTCTTAGAATTATACTTTGTTACATTACAGCCTATAGAGTTTACTGAATTAGATAATATTTCTACTAAAGTAAAAAGAGAGGAAGAAACAGGAGAGAAACTAAGCTCTCAGGAGCCTTTAGAAGCTCCTGTAGAGCCTATCTCTAAAGAATCGGACCAAGAACCTATAAATGAAGAGATATGAGCTTAAAAGCGTTATTTATAAGTGTTACTGACTTGAAGAAGAAATCTATTATTGATGGCAACGTTGATAGTGATAAAATAGTACAGTATATTGAGATTGCACAAGACATACATATCCAAAATTATTTAGGAGGTAAGTTGTATAAAAAGTTACAGACATTAATAGTAAACGGAACTATAACTGATTCTGTTAATTCTGATTATAAGACGTTATTAGACGATTACGTTAAGCCTATGCTTATTTGGTACACACAAGCTACTTACATACCTTACAGTATGTTTTCTGTGAATAATGGAGGTTTATTTAAGCATAGAAGTGAGAACTCTGATACAGCTTCTAAAGAGGAGATGGAGTACTTAATACAAAGAACAAGAGATACTGCTGAGTTTTATACTAAGAGGTTCTTAGATTACATTTGCAGTTATTCTAACTTATATCCAGAATACACAAGTAGTGCTAATGAGGAGATGGACCCTGACAGAGATGTAAATTATACAGGAGGATGGTACGTCTAATGAAGAAGGATGTAAATAAATATAAACCTAAAGAGGTTAACATTACAAAGTTAAAAGAGTATTTAAAGAAAATAAAAAATGGCAACACCAATACTAGCGTTAATACCGAGCGGATATAAGTCACAGACTGTGTATTCTGTGCTTCCTAGCGATGGTACTTCTGACTTTTCTTTTAGCAGAAGTGCTGGTGGGTTTGCTACAAGAGTAAATAATAATGGTTTAATAGAAGAGGTAAGTGCTAACATACCTAGATTAGATTATTCTGATGGTAGTTGTCCTTCTTTATTATTGGAGGCTAACAAGACTAACTTAGTTACTTACAATAGAGATTTAACAAATGCTGATTGGATAAAGTTTAACAGTCCTACAATTACAGCAGACCAATTAACAAGTCCTAGCGGAGAGTTAAATGCAGATAAAATAGTTTTTGGTACTGGAGTATCATTAATTACTAATAATGTCATTAACCTTACTATAGGCTCTTCTTACACATTGTCTATTTACCTAAGAGGAGAGAATGGTGGGGAGCAAGTTCAATTAGACTTTAAGAACAACACCTCTCAGGGTGTTAGTGGTACTTTATTTACCTTAACTAATCAATGGGTTAGATATTCTGTGACATTAACAGCTAACCAAACAAACTTAGGATTACAGTTAAGAACTCCTAATTTAACAGAAAGCAAAACTATTTATGCTTGGGGTGGTCAATTAGAATTAGGTAGCATATCTAGTTTTATACCAACTACAACAGCTCAAACAAGACTAGCTGAAACTTGTAGTGTTACAACACCATCTGGAGTAACAAGAATAACTGAAACTTTTTCAGACGAAACAACAAATACAATAACTACCATACCTAGTACATACACAGTAAGTCTTGGTAAGGTATTAAAAGTAATAATGGATTAATATGGCAAACACAATTAATTGGGGAAAGATATATGAATCTACTCATTTTGGAGTAGGTGTTAACAATACAATAAATTGGGGTATAGTGTATGCTGATTTGGTTAGTGATGTACCTAGTTTATTAAGCTCGTTACAAGCAAGAGCAACGTATTACGAAAACGATAGTGGCACAAGAACAATTTTAGAATCATTAGAAAACTGTGAGGTATGAGTAATTTATTAGAAAAAGCAAGTATAATAACTACGCCTACAGCGTATGATAATGGTAAGCTATTAAGTGTAAAAGGAGGTACTGTTGCAGACTTTGACTTTTCAAGAGGCTCAAGTGCTACAAGAGTTAACTCACAAGGGTTAATAGAAGATGTACAGATTATAGGTGGGGAGTTAGTACAGAATGGAGACTTTAGTCAAGAAGGT